CGGCAAGCAACATAGGAACACCCGAAAGATATGCCGGCACCCTTGCCTAGTCTCTCCCCTGCGAAGCGTGGCAATGATGGGCGGCCGGCCGCCTAAGGCCCGAGCGTATGGTGGGAAGCTCGAGAAACACGCCCTACCGGGGGAGGACTAGGCCCGTAGTCGTTGCCCTGTGGCCCATCGGGGGCGCGATTGCGTGCGCACGGGGCGCACGGGGCGCAGCTTGACCGGGGGATTGCTTGCGCGGAGCGCGTGTATATATACGTAGGGTCTTTTTAGGTTTGCTTACTATTTGTTGTCCGGTTTGGACGGGTATATGTAGGTGTTTGGTTACAGTTTAGTAACATGTAAGGTTTTTGTGTCCTGTTTTACCCCCTTGGACAGGGATATATATATGGGGGGTTTTTTTTGGGGGCGTATATAAGCGAGGCTTCCAGCCGAGCGCCTCGCATATACATATACATGTATGGCACGCCTTTAGGGGCGTGCCTTTATTTATGTAAATGCATGCATACATGAGAAATACACCTGCCCCCCCTTTATCCCCCCCACGACGATTTGGAGGTCGCCGCGATGCCGAAGGCTGGTCGTAAGCGCGGCAGTACTCCTGCGGAGGGCAAGGAAGCTTTCTTGCGGCACTTGAATCAGGGCATGGGTGTGACGGATGCGTTGACGGCTATTGATCGTGGTCGCACGACGTATGAGCGTTGGCGGCGTGACGATAAGGAGTTTGTTGCGGCGGTTGAGCGGATTCGCACGATGCGCTCGATGGCTGCGCCGGTTGCCGGCGAGGAGCTGGGGTTCCCTGAGTTCTCGGAGCGGTACTTGGAGGCGAAGGTCTTCCCGCACATGCAGAACGTTGTGGACTTGATTGAGGGCCGTGACCCGTCGTGGGTTCATGCTGGCATGACGTATCAGCCTGGTGAGCGGGATTTGATTTGCGTGAACATGCCTCCTGAGCATGCGAAGACAACGTCGATAACGATTAATTACTGCACGTACCGCATCGCGATGGATCCGAATATCAGGATCTTGCTGGTGTCTAAGACGCAGACGATGGCTGAGAAGATGCTGTACGCGATTAAGACTCGTTTGACGCACCCGAAGTACGCGGAGATGATCTCGCGGTACGCCCCGATGGGTGGGTTCGATAAGGACTCTGAGGCGTGGAACCGGACGATGATTTACCTGTCGGATGCTGCGCGTGACTCTGGCGAGAAGGATCCGACGGTGCAGGCCATCGGTGTTCGGGGCCACATTTACGGTGCCCGTGCTGACTTGATTGTGATGGATGACTGCGTGGATTTGACCAACGCCCACGAGTACGAGAAGCAGATCGACTGGTTGCAGTCGGAGGTTATTTCTCGTATCTCGTCTACCGGCTCGATGCTGGTGGTGGGTACGCGGTTGTCCAGTAAGGACTTGTACTCGGAGGTGCGTGACCCGCAGCGGTACCCCGATGAGGAGTCGCCGTGGACGTACCTGGCGATGCCTGCCCTACTGCAGGCAGCTGATGACCCTAATGACTGGGAGACCTTGTGGCCTCGCTCGAACCAGCCTGAGCCTGGTGTTCGTGACCCGCAGCCTGGTGAGGATGGCTTGTTCCCGAAGTGGGATGGGTCGCGCTTGAGTAAGAAGCGGAAACGCATGTCTCCTCGTGCGTGGGCGATGGTGTATCAGCAGCAGCAGGTTGCTGAGGACTCGATTTTCAGACCTGACGCGATTAAGGCGAGCATCAACGGCAACCGTATGGCGGGTGTCATGCCGAAGGGCATGGTGAATTGCCGCCCTAATGGCATGGATGGCTTGATCATCGTGGCGGGTCTTGACCCGGCTACGGCGGGGCACACGGCTGTAACCGTTATTGGCTTGGATCCGGCGACGCAGAAGCGTTACGTGCTAGATGTCCATAACCAGGCGGCGATGACACCGGAGCAGATGCGGAACTTGATTAAGGATTGGACTCTGCGGTTCGGTATCGCTGAGTGGCGTATCGAGAAGAACGGTTTTCAGGGTTTCTTGGTGCATGACCGTGAGTTGAATGATTTTTGTGCCGCTCGTGGCTCGGTCATTAGGCCGCATTTCACGGGCCAGAACAAGCATGATGTTGATTTCGGTGTGGCTTCCATGACGGTGTTGTGGAATGGCTGGGAGGACAAGCACCACCTCATTGAACTGCCTAGTACTCACGGGCAGGAAACGATTAAGACGATGATTGAGCAACTGATCACTTGGGCACCTGCCCTACCTAAAGCGGCGAAGACCGACATCGTTATGAGCCTGTGGTTCGCCGAGCTTGCGTGCCGTGACCGTGTCACGTTGATGTCGAATTACACGCGCAGCCACGTTAATAACCCGTTCCTCACGCCGTGGGACAAGCAGCAGCAATCAACCATGAACCTGCTCGATGCTGAAGCAGCGGGTGCATGGAAACCGATTGGTGTCTAGGAGATTTCATTGATTAACGATTCGATGGCTTTGCCATTCATGGACGCTGCCCCGTCTGAGATGCAGATCCGCGAGCTGAAGGCCGGCTACGACCGCATGACCGCTAGGTACGCGGATCGTGACGGGCGCATGCAGGACGTTCTCGCTGTGCGGCAGGGGCGTATGCGTGATGTGTACCCCGACTTGTTCCCTGACGGCCCCTTTGATCGGGGCATCGTCGCGAACATGGTGGATGTTGCGGCTCGTGACCTCTCTGAGGTTCTATCCCCTCTACCCGCCTTCAACTGCGCTTCAAGCAAGATGGTGTCGGATAACGCTCGTGAGTTCGCGGAGAAGCGCACCCGCATCGTTAACGGCTACCTGGACTTCTCCAACATCCAGAAGCAGATGTATCAGGCTGCTGATCGGTACTTCACTTACGGTTTCGTGCCGTCGATGGTGGAGATCGACTTCGAGAACCGCATGCCTCGTATCACGTTCATGGATTCCGTTGGCGCGTACCCGGTGTATAACCGCTGGGGCGAGGTGACTGCCGCGTACTTCTCGTTTATGAAGACTCGCGACGAGTTGATCGCGATGTACCCGCACGCTGAGAACCTGATCGCTCGCCAAAGCACCGGCACCGAGCTGGTTGAGGTGGTTCGCTACCACGATAAGGACGCAGACATCCTGTTCTTGCCGTCCCGTGATGGCATCGTCCTTGAGAAGACACCCAACCTTGTCGGTGAGTGCATGGTTGAGTGGACGCAGCGTCCCGGCGTGGACAGCGACTCCCACGGGCAGTTCGATGATGTCCTCGCCGTGCAGGTCGCTAAGGCACGCTTCGCGTTGTTGAGCCTCGAGGCCGCACAGAAGTCCGTCCAAGCGCCCATTGTTTTGCCGCCCGACGCGCAGGAACTGGCTCTCGGCCCCGACAGCGTCATCCGCACAGGTAACGGTCAGCAGGTTCGCCGCGTCCCGCTTGATGTGCCCCGTGAGGCGTTCGCCCAGCAGGGTCTACTTGATCAGGAGCTGCGCTCTGGTGCGCGTTACCCCGACGCACGCAACGGCAACATCGACTCCTCCGTGGTCACGGGCCGTGGCGTGCAAGCCCTCATGTCGGGCTTCGATACGCAGATCCGTACCGGGCAAGCAATGTTCTCCCGCACCCTGCAGTCCCTCGTCCAGAAAGCCTTCATGGTGGACGAGAAGATGTTCGGGTCGGAGTCCAAGACTGTGCGCGGCAACGCAGACGGAACCCCGTATGACATTAAGTACCGCCCCGAGAAGGACATTAAGGGCGATTACACCGTAGATGTCCAGTACGGCCTGATGGCTGGGCTGGATCCCAACCGTGCGCTTGTTTTCGGATTGCAGGCTCGCGGTGACCGTCTCATTAGTAGAGACTTCTTGCGGCGACAAATGCCTTTCGCTTTGAACGCCACCGAGGAAGAGCAGCGCGTAGACATCGAAGAGATGAGAGACGCGTTGAAGCAGGCAGTAGCCGGGTACGCACAAGCGATACCCGTGCTAGCTCAGAACGGCCAAGACCCTGGCGAGGTTCTGGGGCGCTTGTCTCAAATAATTCTAGGTAGGCAGCGAGGCAGATCCATTGAGGAGATCGTGTCTGAGGCTTTCGCTCCGCAAGAACAATCAGCGCCGCCTGGGGTTGAGTCGCCAGGTGAGGATGCTTTGCCGAGCGCCCCAGGTGAGGCTCCCCCAGGTGGTGCTGACCTTGCAGGCTTGAACGCTGCAGGCTTGATGCGCGGTGTCGCCTCTGGGCAGGCAGGCATGGCCCCTGGTGGTCGACCTGACTTGCAGATGTTGATGGCGAACCTTGGCGCAGACGGCAACCCCAACCTCACCGCCGGCGTTAGCCGTCGCCTACCGATCTAGGAGAACCCATGTGTATCTCATGCGGATGCTGGATGGATGAGACGCATCAGATGGGTGGCGACGGTAATCACCCTGAGAACTCAACCGTCATGCCGAATGTCAAGACAACGGAGGCTCCCCCTAATGGCTCGCGCCCGTAAGAAAGCGTTTTGGGACAAAAAGAACCCCAAGAAGAAGTCGACACCCTTGACTCCTGCCCAAAAATCTGCAGCGAAAGCGCGAGCAAAGAAGGCCGGTCGGCCTTACCCCAATCTCGTTGATAACGCTGCCGTGAAGAGGAAGAGGAAGTAATGCCTGCGAAAAAGAAGGCCGCCGCTAAGCGCACCTACAAGGATGGCAATAAAGGCAAGAAGGGTGAACCGCCCAACCAAAAACGACGCACCTCTCGGGCTACTAAAGTAGAAAAGATGCGGCAGAAGAAGAAGGAAGATTCTTTATTTAAGGCTATGGAAGAAACTCGGGCCAA